TTCCCGTCACCGTAGCTTCCGCCTTGGTCTTTTCCTTTACGGGCAAGCTTTTTGTTGTCATCAAACTCAGAACTTTCTTTCTCAGACGTGAGACAATCCATCGAGTCAAGGACATAGATGAAGGGGCGCCCATCGGAGAGAGCGTCATCGATATGAAAATAGAAGTCTTCGATGGTGCTGGAGAAGACGTTTTCCTTATTAACGACCCGAGGCGCTTCCAGGCGTTCTGCCATAGTCTTTCCAAAGAATCGCTCCATGTCCATAAGCGCACCGTTTTCCACATCATCGAAAATGAAACGGTGTCCACTAAATATAGGACTTTGCGCAGCTTCTGCAAGCGAAGTGCAAGACAAAAAGGTCTTTCCGGAAGAAGAGTCCCCAACAAGGTAGTAGTAGCAACCCTTCCGGAATGCGCCGTGGGGACTGTCAGTGAGTGCCAGATTGAGCATGGTGCTCCCGGAAGAGAGGTATTCACTTCGCTTAAACTTCTCGGGAGCTTCTTCCTCCGGGGCATCGATGGCCTCCTTAATTCTATCTGACCGTTTCTTTGCCATTATTTTCCTTTCGTTAGTCTGTTTTTCGGTGAGCTTCGCCGTGACACTGCGTGCACAGCCACTTAATAACTAATTGGTGTAAAAGATCGTAGCCTGCGTAATGGTGCCCGTGTAGTTCCTCTGTAGCTTTCCCGCATTGGGCGCAGGCTTCGGGTTGAACGATAATGCCTTCCATAAGGGAACGCCGAACGTTTCGGTATGCTTGGCGCTTTAACTTGCCCTCAGGCGTGCTGTAGTACGCTTGGTCTTTCACCCGTTTTTTGGCCCTGCTGGCATTTCCAAGCACTCGCTTTCTTTCTTTGTTCGCGTCATGATATTTATAGTACGAAGCACGCTCCGCCCGTCTGGCGTTCTCGGGATGCTCTCGCCTTTTCTTTTTTTGGCCGTCAAGGATCTCCTCCCTGTTGTCCAAATAGTACTCTTTGCGGTGTTCCTGTATTCTTCCTTTGTGCTTGGCATAACTGTCGCGTGAAGCTTTCCTGGCTTTTTCAATATTGGCGTCTCGCTTGAGGCGCATTTTCTCGTTCGCCCTCTCCCATAGGGGCCTATTGATAACAACGAGTTCTCCATTCACTAATGACTGCCCCCGAAGATTGCGCCCTTGTTCCGCCCGACACGCCTTGCATTCGCCAAAAAGCCCGTCTGCTGTGCCCTTGCGCTTGGTGTATTGGTCAAGGGACCTCCATTCTCGGCACAACCTGCACTTCTTCTCGCCTTCCATCACATTCTCCTATTCTCTCAAAATCCCCCTACCCCATGTAGAGGTAGGGGGATTATATCAGAAAGAACTTACTGTGTCAAGTTCGCAACGCCTTTTGTGCCTTAAAGCAAAGTTCCCAGACATCGCAATCCGTGCAGTCGTCTTCTTTATCGTTGTCCGTGCCGTAAGTGTGCCCAAATGGACAGGGGTTATCCCCCTCCTTGGAAGCCTCTCCATCGGAAGAGCCGTCCTCGGACCCCTCGGGAGCATCGTCATCACCCCCCGCATCGTCTTCGGCTTCGGCTTCAGCCGCGGCTTCGGCTTCTTCCTTGGCTTTTTCTTCAGCCGCGGCTTCCTTCTTGGCCTTTGCCCGGATCTTTGCCTTGATCCTCGCCTTAGCTTCCTTATCGTCCTTGGCTTTGGCCTCTGCTTCGTCTTCGGCATCCTGGGCATCGTCTTCCGGCTCAGGCTCAGGCTCTTCCTTCTTTTCAGCCTTTTTCGAGGGCTTCTTGGCCTTTGGTTTGCTCCCAATTGAGTCCTCTTCCAGTGATACCTCAGTGCCCTCCAGCAGGCATTTGATGGTATTGTAAGTGTAGAGAACCAAGGCGTTATCAAGGTCGATCGCGGCAGGATCTTCGTAATCGGTCTTACGGTCTTTAAAGTTGATGCTGGAAGCCGTATAGAACTTATTTGGCCCCATCTTCTTTTCCTCAAAGGCGATCTTGAGTGTTTTTCCGTTTTCCCAATCAGCGAAAAGATCGTAATCATCTTCTTCGTCCGCGTTCTGTAGCTCAGCGTCCAACTTCTGGCCGAAGAGGAAGAAGCTCTGGTCCCAGATCTGGACGCCCTTCTCGGTATCGGTAACGTCAATTACGTTCCAGAGCTGGCGTTCCTTGAGCTTCATGTCCTTGGCAAGCTTCGCCTCGTTATCGTCACTGGGGTCCAAAGTGGCGATGTACTCACAGATCGGGCAGGGCTTATTGAAGTTCTTCATGGGGCAGAGGATCTTGGCGCTGTACCCCTTGTCGCTCATAGGGTCCGGGATGTTGTGGCAGTAGTAAGTCCGCTCAAAGTGGAAGTCGCCCTTATCTGCAAAGGGATTGTGATCCGCTGTCACGTCATACCCGATAATGTCGAACCGACGGGGAGCTTCGTCATCAATCTTGATGAACTTGGTTCCCTCCGGCACATTTGCCCGCTTGATGAAGTCTCCCCCGCCTGTCTTGTGTTCCTCAACACGGCGCTTTGCGTTATCCCGTGCTGACCTTCTCCGTTTACTTTTTGCCATTTTCCTTGGTCCTTTCTAAAGACTCTTTTTTTGCGCCCAAGATAGCCAACATGACCGTCTTTATAATAGCGTATAATGCAATTAGCATGCCACAGTAACAAGTAATGAATAAAAAGCCATTCGCTAGATTATCCATAGCTACTCCTTGCTTTTTCTGCCCTGGCGTGCCCTTCGTTTTCCGGCCTCTGCAAGATATTCGGTATCAAGGTTCCGGGGTTCTTTCGGGCTGGCGAAGTATTGTTGTCCGTGAAGGGTGACTAATGACTCCAAAGCCCGCTTCTTGTGATCGAGGGCACCGACACAGGCGGAGAGCATTGCTACTTCGTATTCCTGCTCAATGATTTTCTTCCTGGAAGATAAAACATCTTCATGGGTGTCCACGGCTCCCTTTACATCAGGGATGGTAGGCTTGGCCTTAAGGCCAAACTTCTCTGGGTCCTCCTTAATTTCTTTAGCGGCATCCGCTTCTCGCATATCCGCTCTCATTTGAAGCTTCTTTAGCTTCTTCTTTTCCTCGACCAACTCCATGGACACTTCCATGAAAATGCCGGGGTGTTCGATCCACTCCACATCCAATGCGTTGTGGTCGATTTCTGTTATTGCCTTTAGATCCATATTACTTTTCCTCCTTGACATGCACGAATCGAATACTGTTGGGGGCAAGGGCCTTCAGGGCATCCTCTAGGGTCACATTCTTGAGTTTGTCCCACCTAAGATCCCCACCAGCTTGGGAGATGGCTGTTTTCAGGCTGTCCTTCATTTGATCTTCGTGGGACGTTTTCGGCTCAATAACGAAGTCGGTCCGGAAAAGATCTTCTCGTGTGATCCCAATAGCACGCCAATCGTGTGTACTGTTTGGGTCCCAGAGGGCGCCTTTATCCAGGGTAATTTCCCGCAGGAAAGGGGGCCCCGTATCCTCTATTGCCCATGCCTTTCCTCCGGCATTTAGGCAGTCAAAAACTTCAACCAGTGTTGCATTTTTCTTTTTCATTTCTCATCTCCGTTCAAAACTGACCAACAGGCAGCGGCCAATCCCGCGTGCTTTGAGTCATAAAAATTTTCCTGGAAGCAGTCAATTACCACAAAAGCTTTGTCGGCGCTCCCACCCGCACCAAGGAGGACAGTCCTTGCGTAGGCCAGAACATGGTAGCGGATACTCTCGGGGTCATCTTTGAGTTCCTTTAAGATCCCCGCGACCTCCTTCCACTTGGCCCCCGCGAGGAGAGCGCGACAAAGCACAATACTTTTGGTCTCTTCATCCTGCAGATTTTCAACGTAAGCCTTCTGGTCCTCCTCGTCCAGTGCAATAAGTCCTTCCAATGCTACCAATGCTTTTCGGGGGCTCCCTGCCGACTTCTCCGCGATGGCCTCCAAGGTTTTCTTGCTGATGTCTACTTCCAGGTGATCCCCCATGAACCCCGCAAGAAATGATACAAGTGCTTTATTACTGAACTCTTTTAAAGCGAATTCCGTGCAGCGGGTCCGGGTGGTCTTCAGGAGCTTAGAAGGGTCAGTGGTGCAGAGAATGAAGTAGACATGCTCCGGAGGATCTTCCAGGAGCTTGAGCATCGCCTCTTCGGCTTGGCGAGAGAGTGCATGACATTCATCGATTAGCCAGACCTTCACAGAACCGCGCATGGGGGCATAGTTCACGCTCTGGCGGATCTCCCTGATCATCTCGATCCCCCGGAAGTCAGCACTGTTGATCTCAAAGAACTCTTCCTTGTGACAGTCTAGCTCAGAAGCTATGATGCGCCCCAAAGTAGTTTTGCCGACTCCCGAGCCTCCCGTGAACAAGAGGGCATGGGGAAGCCTGTCATTCTTCAGACAATTCTTGAGTTGCTTTACGGTGGAAGTCTGCCCTACTACTTGGCTGAATTTCGTTGGTCGATGTTCCCGGTAAAGTTCCACCATTTTGTGCCTCCTCGATTTTCTTTAAGATTTGCGTGGGAGTTTCTTTACAGTACATATAATCATTATCCGACTTTGTAGCTATGGTGAGTCGGGTAATAAAATTAGATTTAAAGTTAAGTTTATTATCTAAACGACGCATACAAATTATATTATTTGGCCTGACACCTAATTCTAATGGAGTCTCTACATCGCATCCGGTCAGTATGATAAACTCACTCATCCTTAAACTCCTTCTCTCTCATAGCCATCTCCCTCTTTACTTCGTCGATTACTTCCGAATCAAAAACAAGATATAGGGATTCAGACATCCCACAAAAAGGGCAAGTGAGGTCACTTCCTCTGCCCTCTTCAATCACTTCTTCAGGCGCACACGTTTTCCGACACTCCCGGCACTTGATTACAGTCATCTTGTGTCTCCAATGATTTACGGTAAGCGGCAAGGGCTGAGCAGAGGGCCAAGATATGAGGAGCATTCTCGGGAGCCTTAATCACTTCAGCTTCTGGGGGCTCTTCTGCAGGTTCTTTAATAGGATTAACGACTTCATCCAGGAGAGTGGCGTACACTTTGATCTTTTCCACATCTCTTTGGAAGCTTCCCTTGAAGTTGCACCGACAAGCGTACTTGATGATGTTGGACAGCATAGCTCCCGTAAACTGCTCTTCAGTGAGCTTGGCCTTTACGATGGGCATTACCTCAATTCCCCCGCAGTCGTAATAATTTGATTTTGGATCAATTGCCATGTTTTTCCTTTCAGTGCATCAAATGAATCTTAGAATTATGGCGCCTCTTTTGGTTTTAGAATTAAAATTCTTTGAATTCTCTTTTTCTTCGCTTCAAGCCTCGTATCTGGGCTTCAGTATACTATGTCTTTTCACTTCTGATTTTCGTCATCTATCTTTATTTTTTCTTCGCAGGACCCCAAATACCGTTATCTTTTGTCCATGCGGCTTTTTGGGCCCAGCTTCCTGCCTCTGGGGTGACATCGGCATCCACTTCTAAGGGAACGATAATCCATTTCCATTCTTTCTTCACCCGCTTAGCCATGATATCGTAAACCAGATCCAAATAGAATTGAAGTTCATCCATATGGACCAAGGCTACAATGGAGTCATGAATTTGCCCGATTACCCGCGTTTTCATCTTCCTCTGGGATAATTCCCCCACAAGAATTATTACAGCCTTAAGCAGACAATGAAATGCCGATCCCTGGGTGCCGAAGTTAATCACCTCATTACGTCGAAAATAGCCCTCGTATCGGAAGCCTGTGAGGGAGTCAAAAAATAAATCCTCTTTATACTTATCGTAAATTTCGTGGCGCCAATTATTGAAAACAGGGAATCGTTCTTCCCACAATATTCTTTCCATCTGCTGTACGTGGTATTCAAAAGTGCCTGTTATAGGTTTTTCTTCGGGATCGCACTCTCCCCGGTCTCCGATGCCTACTCGTTCCATGTGCGCCTCTAAAGAGCTTCCGTCAGCTAACTTTAGGCCAAGCTGCCCCACAGAATCATAAATATTTTTAGCGCATTCCACATAATAAGAACCGTAGAACTGGGGAAAAACAAACCCGCTCTTAATTGACTGTCTGATCTCTTTCGATACCTGATCTTCAGACAGCTTAAAGATATCCATGGCGCTGTCCCGGTGCATGTCCTTTGACTTATCTGTGATGTATTCGACCATGTTCCGATCTTTGTGGGAGCAAGCGCCAATGCCTACCTCCATGCCGGAATAGTCATTCTCCACGATGCAGTACCCCGGAGGTGCCTTGATTGCGCCTCGAACTACTTTGCCCATCTCCGGGTCCCGCAAAGGTAATTGCTGAAAATTCGGCGCGTTACTCGAATTATGTGCTAAAATCTCGTTTACAAAGAAATTATGGCAGTCCTCCACTTCCAAATCGTAGACAGGGACAGTCTTCTTAATCCATTCCACGCTTGTGATAACATGATTTCCAGGAGCAAACGCACCTTGGGCATTCCCCCACTTTCGCTTTGTGTCCATGCCATAGTGCTCGTACAGTGCAATCAACTTATAATGATTGTGTCCGAGCAGATTAGATACCGCTTTGCGCCCGAGTGGGTGGAGCTTCTTCAAGCGTCCGCGAGATATATACTTCCCATTTTTGTCGTATCGCAGTTTGACGATACGCCAATCAATGCTGTGTATTTTTAGGTACTTTTTGAGTGTGTCAAAATCGGTGCCGTTTGCATCGGCCCCTGCTTTGATTTTACCTCTGCCTCGCGCCAGTATCCGCAGACACATTTGACGGGACAGCCCGAGATAATGGGCGTGTTCTTCTCCTGTAGGAGGGGGATACCTTCCTTCCTTATGCGCTTTTTTCACTGCAATCAGATTGTTTGCCCTGCTTGTGGGGCTCATTATCGTCTCAGGACAATGATGAGAGGCATGTTCGCTTTTGGTCATCTTTTGCAGATTATCTAGCTCGTTGTTACAGTGGTTATGGTCTTTATGGTGGATTACTTCATTTTTTTTCAATGGCCCGATAAGCTTTTTGTACAGGAATCGATACTCTTTCATGCCTCTTCCGTGTTTTAGGTGGTTTGTGAAGAAGACTTCGTCACGAGCGCGACTGCAAGCCAGGACACGATTGTTGCGCTCTTTAGGGCTTTTCTTCTTATAGTGGTCGCCCTTCATCAGGTCTTGGGCTTCGACATAGCTTCCGTCGATCATTCTAATCCTGTGCTCTGGGGTGCAGTCTATGTGCCCTCGCTTGCCCTTACGGTAATAATGCACCCGGATTACTTCCCGGTCGCCCGTCTTCCCTTGCCAGAGAACCTTCTTGATCTGGGGATTCAGGTCATCGTCCATACAGTAAACCATATCCCCGACCTTCACGTCCTTGATGGGGACCTGTTGGGGGCTCTTGGTCCCTTCTGGCACGACAGTAATCTCTTCGTACTCGGCAATGCACGATCGATAACTGCGCACGGTGTGGAGGTTAAAGAATGGATGAACCACCCCATTCACTGACTCTCTTTCAAAGGCCCGGAGGTAGGTCCCTTCAATCTTTAGGAGCTTTTTCATGCGGATAAAGTCTTGCACGAAGGGCAAGTGATATCGGGTCTGCATTATGTCAAGGGCCTGGGCGTCCAGTGACGGCTTGCCTGTCTCCGTGAACCCCACTGGTTCAAGCTTCAGCTTGTTGAAAAAGATATTCCGCATTTGGTTGGGGGACTTAAAATTTAGCCGGGGGCCGTAAATTCGCTTCCAGAGTTGGCCTGTATCGCTGTCTATGATCTTCTCTTTAAGCCTCTCCGCTCTCATGAGCGTGCGCCGGGACTCACGCTTACAATATTCTAGGTCCACAGGCATTCCTGCCCTCTCGACTTCAGCAAGGGCCACAGAACCATCATGGAGTATCTGGTAGGCTTCAACTGTGCGAGGATTCATCCGAAATCTCCTCTGGACGCTTTAGTCATATAGGGTTCGGGGTGGTTTCGGGTATGCATGGCGATATCGTCATCAATGACTTTGGTGAAGTAGGATATCTTTTCAGTCCGGCACCTAGGGCAGAGATAATTGTACTTGGCCTTATCGATTGCTATCTTATACATTTGTACCCCACAGTTAGGGCACTCATATATTACAGGCTCTTCACTCATCGCTCACTCCTTTTATTTTTCTTCTTTTTCCTACGATATTGGCTTTCCTGCCATGGTATCCCGCATTCTCGCATTTGGTCAACGGCTACATGATATTCTAAAATAGAATCCATGCCATTATAGAGCAGGAGGTCTCCGACATCGAGCTCCCGAATATTATTGCATTCATTGGAACCCTTAGCGGTCAGGTATTTGTGGATGTGGCTATTGTAATCCCCTATCCCGTACCGCAGGTAAGCTTGAAACTTTACCGAATTAACTTCTCTTCGACAGTCCTGGACATGAGAAGCCAGCATTGTATCCCAGACCCAATTCTGTACGGTGGTCCCCATCTTCTCTTGGGTCCAGCGATGTTCAAATTTCATATTAGTCGCTATCTTTCCAGTGGAGGGGTCTTCCAACAGCTTTCTGGTCTCGTCTATGACTTCAGTATCATCCATAAGGTATGCAATGGTTTCCAGGCCGTTATAACAAACTGAGTTGGATACAATCTCCATGTGAGAAGCGTCGGGCTTAAGCCCCGTTGTCTCATAGTCAAAAGCAATAGTCCCTCCTGTCTCTCTGTAGTACTGCAGTCGTTCAATGATCTTTTCTGGTTCCATGAGAACTGTAACCTCAGTAGAAGGTTCCCACGAATTATCCGGGCGGGTGCCTAATAGACAAGAAGCGTCTTCCAGGTGCTCCTGTAAGATATCAACTAATACTTCATCGTCTTTTTCAAGAACCCAATGTGGATGGTATGTCGGGCAGATCCAAGCATTCAACCGCCGGGAAGGGATTTGGAACCCTACCCAACGAGGGAATCCCCCCACCTTAGCGCCCCACTCAGGTGCCAGAACAGATTTGATCGCCGCTGACCCCATGGGAATGATAACTTCTGGATTGATTTCTTTAATGGATTCATCCACAAATAATCGGCAGGCATTAATTTCATTATCTGTCAGATCTTCGGGAGCATAACAGCGCACGGCATTTATTTTAGTGCATTCATCTATCCTTATTCCTGCTTTGCGTGAGAGTTGTTTAAGCATCGAACTAGCAGGGCCTTTCATTTTAACCCCATCGGTATCTTCTACTTTCGAAGGGGAGCTTCCGATGAAGAGCACAGACAGAGCGCCGGAGCCATAAGATTTCTGATAAGGCCGCTGGCATCCTAGATTGAGCTTGCAGGCCCCGCCGCATTTCTTGGTGGACGTGGGGGCTTTCTTGCATTGTAGTTTACTCTCAGGTAGGAATCCCATTATTTAACGGCCTGAAGCATGGCCACGTATTCGTAATCCGGAGTGGTCACTTTGATCCGGTCAGCGGAGATAATCGTCTCTTCCGCTTCCTTGGAAAGCTTCTGGCAGATTCCAGGGTTGACAAAGAAGGAAATGGGATCTCCTTCATAGTCCACCAGAGCACGTTCTTCATAAATGACAGCACTGCCTTCACCAGATATAAAGATCCGCCCCTCTTCCAGAGTGACTTTTACGCCATCATCTTTAGCGGACTCTAAGAAGCCCGCAGCCCGAGAGGCGCATTCCCCGATGTCCGGAGGGAACACGATTGGAGTCCCATTCACTTCAAGGAACTCTGAAATATCAGGGTAGGTGTCTTCATGTGTTCGAATCGAATAGACAAGTCCCGTATCGTCCTTAAAGTGGAGCCATTGGTCAGTGATGCCTGAGTCCGTAATATTATACTTTGTTAGCATAAGTGCTGTTCTGGCTGAAATCAAAGCGCTCATCCGGAGCCCGGTTGTCATGGGCCATCGCATGAGCTGGATATTATCAGTAGCCTCAATCCGGTCCTTCGCAATATGCACGCAAGTTAAGGTATACTTATTTTCATCCCTGCCTGCAATCCGGGCTACAGTTTGAAGGGCCTTGGTAAATTCCCCCGGCACCGGACGCCATTTCCGAGGCAGATCCACAATGCTGATCGGAAGCTCAATGTTTGAATTAATCGCATGAGTGGTCTGCCTTTTCCCTCCTCGACAAATGATATGGTCATCCTTTTGTTTAATTTTTACTGTATCGCTATCAAAACTTTGCAGAGCCAATAAAAACTTAGACGCTTCAATTGCCCCTTCGAAAATGAAAGGCACTGCCGTGCGCATGGCAACCATGTCGTTGAAGGTGTAGGCATTCCCATCCTTGAAGACGATACATTCGGATTGCCCTACCGAGCTTCCAGAAGAATCAGTTCCCGGCATGATGCTCCGGATAATTTTGATCATTTCAGTTCTGTTCATTACTTGTCATCCTCTTCAAGGTCATCAACATTCCCAATCAATATTTGGATAACTTCAATAAGGGACATATAAATCAAATACATAATCCCCATAATTAAAAGAGTGCATCCAACAGCGATGATTTTATCCATCAGCTTTCTCCCACGGTCCAAACAAAGACACGCGGAACATTCCACAGTCTCTACATACTTGCCTCAGGTCAGCGCAATTATGAATTGACATAGTTGTTTCGGTATTCTTGTGCTCACAAGGTTCCGGCTCGATCTTGCGAAGGATAGGATGCACTGCTGATGTGCCTCCATTGCCAATGCCTCCTCCTCCTGCTAAAAGGAAAAGCTCATTTCCGACGGGATACCGAAAATCAATCACCTCATACCCTTCAGGGCAACCGTTACCTGTAGCCGACTCCCAAGCCTTCATGCCGTGGTGCGCTCTGTATTCTGCTTCTGTGACTGCAAGTCGGTATGTGTCTAAGCACCCGAGAGGATCAATATTGTTACTCCTATTTACCCATTCATATTCGCACTCACACCAGAGCTCAACACCTTCTGGCACGCCATCGGGCTTTTCGTTTCCCGGCACCCAATAAATATACTTCTGTTTGCTTGTCATCTTATCCTCATCCTCGTTAACGTGCCCAATATTGGTTCCATTTTTAAATCCGGAACCGTCTGGCATTTCGTCGGTCATTTAATTATCCCCAACGTAATAGTGAATAGTCCGTAGCAAAGATCTGTAATATAATAAAGCATGCATATCACTCTGTCTGCCCTTTACTTCGTGTAATCTATCTTGGATCATTCTCTCTAATGTCTCTAGTGCCTCTTTAGCGTCTTCGTGTGTTTCCATTGTTTCATTCTTAGCTTTTGCCATCTCTTACCTTCCTCTAATGATAAAACACACAGGTAACTTCAGCATCCGGCCAACGCTTCAGAAATTTCTGTCTGGCCGCTTCGTGATTATTCTTTTCGTTTACGCCATGTTCGACATTAACATAGACAGATTTAATACAGCCGCATTCCCAGTACCCGTCTTCAAGTTGGTGGTTATATCGAATATCATAGCCTTCTCGAAATGTGTCTTTTTTCTTTTTGGGCTTCCTTGGCATTACTTCTCCTCAGTAAACTCTGCAACGGGCTTCGCCACACATACCTGTTTAGCGATAATATATTCCACAGCCCCTTCTCCGAAACCGCACTCTTCAGCTATCTTTTTCTTCGCCTTCTTCAAACTTTCTACGCTGATTATTAATTCGTACTCTTTTGGTTCTGTGATATTGTGTGACGCTAAAATAAAAAACATCTGCTTCTCCATTTATTAAAGGGTATAATACTATGTCATTCACTTCTTCGTTTTCGTCATATTTTTATCATCTTTTGTTAAAAATCCAAAACAATCAAAGGAAGGCCCGTTTTTTCCAAAGACAAAAGACGCCTGAGGTCCATGAGTCAGTGATCCCTCACGGCACTTCATGATATGAGCCACACAATTTATCTTTTCCATAGAACAGAGCCCATCATCTCCGATTACCTGAGTCGGTTCGGCGTTGATATTCTCCAGACCCACAATAGAGAATGCCAAATCACCAAACCTCTTGGAGGCTTCTACAGAATAGATGGAGCCATAATTTCCCCCAGAAGTCTTACTGAGGTGGATGATCATCAGGATCGTAGCTCCCGACCTGTTAGCGATCCCCAGCATCCGGCGCCAGAATTTGGCTTGGTCCTTGTATTCCTCGCGCCCAGAGAACTCAATCTGGGCCAAGGAGTCAATTACAATCAGCCGAGCGCCGTCATCACATGCCTCTTCTGCCCAATCTAAAATCCATTCGGAATCAATGGCCATAATTTCCCCATCTTCTCGGATGGTAGGGTTCTCTTCAACGATGTCGCCCCAGTACTCGAAATGCTCCCCGTATTTCATAGCCATGCGTTTAAGGTATCGGCCTCGTTTATCCACATCCATTTGAGACACCCGCTTGCTGGGTCCCCAGGACCCTGAGCTGATCGCGGCACCTCGCTGCAGATAATAGGCAAGGTCATCCTCTAAGGGGAGATACTTCACCTTGTGCCCCGCGTCTTTCACGGTTTTGCAGAGGTGCATAGCGAACCATGTTTTACACGCCCCAGGATTGCCTGTGATGATCCCGCACTTCCGAGGGTAGAGAATTGGACAGTCTTTTGCCAAATCCCGCCAGGGGAGAGGGACA